TTCACAAAATTCTTGGTACAAATCTTTACTTGTCGATTGGTTACTAGCAATACAAGCAAGTTCGGCAATCTGTTCTTCTGTTAATAAGCTCATGTTATACCCCCGTACTACCAAAGCCACCTGCACCACGCTCAGTCACTGTGCTGAACTCCTCCACTTCAATAAATTCTGCTCGCACTATTGGAATAAACTTCATTTGAGCAATGCGGTCTTGCGGATTAATCTTGTACACACCCGTACCTGTATTCTTTACTGACACTTTAAGTTCTCCCGTGTAGTCACTATCAATTAAGCCAACACTATTGCCGAGTTTGATACCATGATTATGCCCAAGACCACTACGAGGTAAGATTACCGCTGCAACATTATCGTCATTGATGTTGATGGCAATTCCTGTAGGAATCAATGCTGTTTCGCCTAAGTCCAGCTTGATTGACTTGGTGATGTTGGCGCGTAAATCCACAGCCGCTGCGCCAGATGTTTCGTAAGCAGGCAGTATTACTTTTGGGTCTAGCTTCTTAATTTCAATTTTCATTTTGTTTCCTTCAATTTGAACTTGTTTTGTTGTTTACCTATCGTTCCACATCCGCAATAATTCTTCAAACCAATCTTCATCGCAAACGTGTACATTTGACATAATGTCATTTAGCTGGTCTTCGTTTAATAAACCCATAATCTTTTACCTATTAGCATCGAAAAATTGTTCCGCAAAACTTTGTGGGCATAATGAACGTAAACTCATATCATCATGAACTAAATCCGCAAACTTTAAAAACTCTGGTATGTCATATAAGGCTGATTTATGTAGAAAAGCTAAAGAAGGCTTACCTCGGTTTGGTCTAACGTATAGTTTGTCATTCTTTTCCACAGTATCCCAAGTATATAACTTTTTCGGTACGTTAAATTCACCCCACAGTGCAGTCTTTTTAGTCCAAGGAGAACCATATTCATACGGCTGATAAACTAATTTTGGCGCACCTAAAAACTCTTTAAGCCTACCTGTGGCAGGGTTTTCTATTACCCAAAATACAGGATTGCACTGCTTTATAATTCTTAAGCAGTGATTAACTAAAAACATACCTTCTTCAACGTCACCATCACCTAAGTTATTTGCCCATTTTGCAAAGCTAAACTCGGTACACACAGGGTTTGCAATCACACCATACACCGTTTCTGACGGGTTGTAATTTTCAACACCGATATCCTTACCTACCTTTATAACTTCGTATTCATCGTGATTGGCATAAAACCAACTGTCGCTACCGATGTCAGCACAAAGATGCAGTATTATTTTTTTCATTTTGTTTCTCCAATACCGTGTTCTTTTTCTATTGCTCTGACAAACTTAAAATATGGATTATTATCAATGCAACCATACTCGTTTAAAAAGCCGTAGACAGAACCATCATCATCTTTAACATGGTCAAGCGTAAATCCTGCATTGTATCCAATTTTAAAAATTTCATCATCACTCAAAGGTTCACGTTTTAAATGCTGTTCAGCTTTTACATAGCCTTTTTTGTATTCTTCTAAGCGTTGACGCATGGTTAGCTTTTCTTCGCTAGGTTGAGAAAGTAAATATCTAATATCAGAAACAAAACCAAAATCATTTTCTACGTTGCTATCAAGAAATCTACATATTCTCATCAGCAATTCACGTTCTTTACTCATAAATCACCCTCTGTCTTTAGGTAGCATTTGTCGTGCTTTATCGTAAATTTGTTTAGCTTCCTCTATTGACTCACCAGCTTGCCACGAATCCAAGACTTCTTCAAAGATATTCACCAACTCGTCGATATATTTGTCATATAAATATGATTCAAGACTCATAAATCACCCACACTTACTATCACCACAATTAGTACACGTCATGCACCCGTCCATCAGTATCAGAGCTTTGACATTGCATTTGGTGCAGAGTTGCATCTCAACACCTTTGGCTTCTTCTTTCTTAGCTTCTAAGTACGCTTGTTGATGCTCATCCACCTTAACTTTAATAACACCAGTTGCTATTAAATGCTGTTCAATTACGCTACCAATCTCAGCCACTAGCGATGGCATATACACACCACCACGTTTGTAATAACCACCTTTCGGGTCAAAGACATTCTTGAGTTCTTCTACAAGGAAAGTAGAGTCACCACCTTTGCGCCATACCGCAGACACCAATCTGGTCAATGCCAGCACCCATTGAAAGTGTTCCATGTTCTTACTGTTAATAAACATCTCGTAGGGATGACGCTCGTCACCGTTAAGCACCATATCGTTAATTGTGATATACAAAGCGTGTTCGCTTTGTGGCGTTTTTACTTTGTACGTTGTACCTGTCAAATGCGGTGGTCGAGGAAAATTCTCGTGTATCATCTCAAACACTACTTTTTCTTCTGTCTTATCAACTACTTTGTAGCCTACAATTTTATGTTCAATTTTATTCATCTATCAAATCCTCAAGCACTTCCCCAATACAATCTAGCAGTACGCTAAGTCCTAGTAACAACTCACTTGCTAAGTACAGCAAACAACAAATAAGGAATACAGGGAACTTCAATATGTTTATTAGTGTGTTCATCTTTGATGCCTTATGTCATTAAATATAGCGCGTCTTGTTTTGCATCTATCGCACTCCCGATAACCAAGTGATTGGTAAACTCGCCAATGGTCATGTTTGCAATTGGTAGCGTCTGGTAACGCTCGTATTGCTTCTACCTTTTTAACTTTGTCCATAATATCCTCATTGTCAAAGCTAACATCCCAACATATAAAACAAGTGATATCCAATCATGTAATGTCATCGTCATCTCCTTTTCCATACTCAACCATAAAACACACTACGGTAAACAATATGACTGCCCAATATATTAACTCGCCCACTGTTCTTCCTCCTCAAGCGCTCTGAGCATCAACTTTAACTGCTCGATTTCTTTGAGGAGTTGAAGTTTAATTTTTCTTAGTTCTTTTTTGTTTTTCTGAGCCGTTTTAAGGCGACTAATACATTCTTCTCTTGTCATCTTGCTACCATATCGCCTTGCGCATTGCGCTGAATTTCGTAAACACCATATACCTTAGAGTCGCGAATCATAAACTCTCCAATATTGGTTTTAATGATTGTTTGCTTGTGTTTGTTATCCACATAGTTTGTTACTTGTGCAATAACTAATGCTACAAACAATAAGCCTGCTACCACCCAACCTTTATGTTCATCTTTCATAGCGTTCTCCTACTAGCATTGCGGCTTTAACTAAGTCCTGTAAGTTCCATAAGTATGATAGCTGAGCTTCTGAGCTTGAACCTACGGGATGTGCATCTATTTCAGCTAGCCTACGGTCAAGCGATGACCGTGCCATGCATGTTATTTCTACAAACTTATTAAGCGTCATGGGTTTCATCATCTACTCCAGTTATACCGTGTGCTTTTTCTGCATTTCTAAATCCAGCATAAAAAAGACTTAACTTTATAGTTTCATATCTAGCTATCAACTCTGCATCGCTTACAGGTTTATATCTAGCTATCAACTCTCGCTCAGCTTTGTCTAGTTCAGCTTGTATGTCCCAGTACAAATCGTAGTGGGTTTCTTCTAATTCGTGCAATGTATCTCGTACTCTTTTTAATAATTCTTTACTCATTGCATTTTCATTAGCGTAAACTTCTTCAATCCTATCAGCAAATAACTCAACCATTTTGCTATCGCAAAAACCAACCTCAAAATCATCGGCAATTAAGTTTGCCGCTTTCATTGCTTTTTCTCTGCTCATTGCACTGTTCCCGTTTTAGTGTCGTTGCAAATAGCGGTAATCACTCTTGCTGGTCGCTTACTCATTTGGTATGCACCGAAAGCAAAGTTATATTCTTCCTTGGCATTCATGCAACCTTCCATGGTTTCATAAGGCAAAACGCTTGTTGTGTAAGCAATACGCTCTACCTGTGTAGTACGACCTTTTTTATCAATAGTCGTCTCTACAGTTAGGAATGATACCGTCAATGTCATTGTTGCTAAGATGCTCATCTCTAAAATCCTCGTTGTTTATTTTTACAAAAAAATCAATGTATGTATTATCAAAAGTTGAAAACCTATAAGCCCCATTGCGCTTTGGCTGTAGTTCTCTCCACAATTTATCTCTATACTTTTTTTGCGCGTCGGTTAACTTAGTCATCGCCCATTTTCCTTAACTGCATTGCGTAGCAATTTGCGTAGACGCTTGTTTTCGTTTTGTGCCACACTGCAATAGGCAGAATTGACTAAAAACAAAAGTAGCATCAGAAGGTAAGCAATGTTGCTTTCATCTAAAAATCTTAAAAATTCAATTAATGCGTCCATATCTGTGTCCTCAGTTAGTTACGCTTCTAGTGTTGCGGTTTGGTTATTTTCAAATTCTTCGTAAACCTTATCCCAATGTTCAGCAGTTTCTAAAAGCTGACTGTTTAATTGCTCAATAAAGTTTTGGCGGTTACTTCCTTCTGTAAGCGACATCAAATTACCTAAAGCATCAACTAGGTGAAAGGTTAATTCCGCATAATCATCTTGATTGTTTTTGACCATTGCGTCTTTTACCAATTTGTTAATTACTTTTTCTATTTTACTTTTCGACATATCTTGCCCCTAACATTTTTCTAAGTTGTTTTTCAGTGTCTATTGCTCTTTGCTTATTAAACTCATCCCATTGGGAGTGTGTCCAATACTTGCGCTCGTCGTCATCTTCTTCCGCGTACCAATATGCGTCAGAAATGTTATCTTCAAATACTCTCATTTATATAACCTTTTGTTTGTGCTATACTAAATTTGCATTCCACTCCAACTGTTTGAAATGCGTACATGTGTTAGACTCCTCGACTCTATTCCTACTGCCTGTTTATTCCTTTGGGGCAGTAGGATTTTTTCTTTGAGTCGCGCTTATTGTATTTATTTTATCGGCTTAGTCAACCTTAACTTAACTTATTTTAATGCCCGCAGTAAGTCAGATTGGACAATGTCCTTTTGTTTCAATACGTTAATGATTCGCTCATCAATGCAACCCTTGCAGACTAGATGAATAATCCTCACTGCCATAGTCTGTCCCTGCCGGTACAATCGCGCATTAAATTGCTGGTAATACTCCAAACTCCAATTGAGTGAAAACCACACAATCATGCTCCCACCATGCTGGATATTAAGCCCATGTCCAGCAGATTGGGGATGTGCAAATAACAGGGGTATGCTCCCGTTATTCCATTCATCAATAGTGTCTTGGCTTTTATCAAGAACACGCGCACTTGGAAAGCGTTTAAGTAGTCGCTCTAAATCGCTTTTGAAGTTATACGCAACAAGGATATTCTCCCCCTCGTTCTGCTCAATAATGTCCTCCAGTGCATCTAACTTGGCATCGTGTACTACTTCATAGTTTTTAAACTCATCGACGTACACAGCACCAGCGCAATACTGCAATAACTTATTAGCTAGTGTCGCTGCGCTCAATGCTTCAACTTCAGATTCCTCAAACTTCAAATAAAGTTTTTCTTCAAGGAGTTTATAATTGCTCATTACTGTAGGTGGTAATTCAATTTCTTCATATAATTCAATGTAGTCTGGCATTTCAAGGTAATCGCTCGTTTCCATTGATATGGTAAATGGCGCTATCAATGCTTCGATTTTCTTTTGTGAATCTTTGCGAGGGGTATATTTGTAACCGCTGTAATCCTGTTCAAAGAATCGGCTTTTATACATAGTCATAGTTCGCCCAAGTGCTTTACCGTTATCTACTAAATAGCATTGTGACCACAAGTCAAGTAAACCATTAGGCGATGGTGTACCTGTCAGCAGAGTGATGTAGTGAACATAAGGCAGTGCTTTACGCAGTGCTTTGACACGTTTGCTTTTATCACTTTTAAAGCTGCTCGATTCGTCAATGACTACCATTTGAAATGGGAATTTATCTCTGTAATGCTTGACCAGCCAAACCACGTTTTCTCGATTGATGACATAAACATCCGCATCATGGTGCAAGGCGGCTAGGCGCTTTTGCTCTGTGCCTGTACATATTTTGAATTTTAAATCTTTGAGATGTTCCCATTCCTTTGCTTCCTGCGCCCAGACGCTATTAGCTACTCTCAGTGGCGCGATAACAAGCGCTTTGGTAATCACACAAGCATCAATTAAATCGTGGATTGTAGTGAGCGTAGAAGCTGTTTTACCCATACCCATTTTGAGTGCGCATAAAGTTCTCTCCTGCTCTATTTGAAACTCGGAGGTTCTGACTTGGTAATGACGTAAATCTGCTCTAGTGCGCATAATCGCCTTCCACAGGTAATCGATAAAGTAATAGCGTATCGACACTTTCTTTTGAGTCAATGACATAGACATGAACACCCATCTCGCGTCGTCTTTGATGATCTCGTTCTTGTGCTTCTGTGGGTTTCTTTTTAGGCGCTTTGCATTCAACAAAAAATATTGGCTGGAATGGCAAAGTAATTAAACGGTCTGGGACGGATCGACGATTGGGCGATGTAAACTTCTCACACGTTCCACCTACTTTTTTAATTTGATCGCACAGGTATTTCTCAATTTCTTTTTCAAGCATTTTTATTCCTCAATGTAAAAGAAACTCGGACGAAAAAATCATCGTGAGTTTCTATTCTTTATACCCAACGCCTGCTAACACTTCTTTTGCCTTGGTGTAGTAATAATAAAAATCGACATCATCGGGAAAGCTATTTGGTAAATCCATCAATGGACGACAGCCTTGTGACATCGGGACTTTGTTTCCATTCTTCGCATAAACAAGCGATGCGTCAGCAAGCCCTAAATCACAGCTATGGTAAAAGCGAACTGCTTTCCCAAGGTAATCACCATAAAACAATGCGCCCCCAGTTACTCTGCGAACTGTGACAAACTTTCTAATGTCATCACACTCGGTAACGGTCTTTTCAATTGGTGTACCGTCAGCAATAAATTTAGCAACCGCCTCATAGATGATTAAGCCATCTGGGTTCTTACTCAGTGACGCTTCACCAAAGCATCCTTTACATTTGGCTTTCCCATCCAGCTTCACCGCAATGTAATTATTCACATCACGCGATGCCACCTCACGGTAGTCTGTTTGCTCAAGGTTATAACTGGTGGTAATTTCCCAATCGAATAAGATGTCTTGAAGCAGTGGTATTTGGCTTTCGTGATACCGCGTCACAATGCCGTCCGTGTTTGCGCTTATCACCTTTATGTCATTTAGTTCAAGGTTTTCAATCAGCATGAGCAGTGATAGTTGACCGGTAATGGTCGTTTGCAAAAGCAATTGTGGCGAATACAACGTGCTGTACTTGCTACCAAATTTACCAAATGATCCGTTAAGTACGATTTTGAGCGTATCAGCAGTGACTTTATCGCCCATGTGTTTTGCTGTGATGCGTTTCTTTACAATCTCTCGGTACAAGTTAAGGAACGGCTCTCCCATTGTTTCGGGGAACAGTCTTTGTTGCAGGATAATACTCGGATAATAACTTGCAACGTCAAAGTCAGATAAGTAATATCCATCACCTGCTTTGATGTGTTGGGCTGTTTCGCGTGAGTGAAGCCCACCAATACCCATTTGATATGACGCATTGCCAATTTGAATAGGCTGAGTTAGCCATTGGGGGAGTTCCACACTGCCATTTGCTTTTAGCGTGAAGGTTTCATAAATCAGCGCATCAAAAACGTCACAGAGTTCCTGCGTTTTAAATTGGATAATCTCTGGATTGCGATAGTTGAACGTGTACTTTTCATCGTACTTCTTTGGATAGTAGTGCTCCTTTGTCTGCTCATACAATTCCGATTTGATAATCGCTTCAGCAATCTGCGCATCAGATTTTGAATTAAGGTTGATGCCATATTGCGCTGTCATTTCTTTGCGCAGGTCTATTTGCCCTTTCAGCGCATCAAAAAGTTCACCTGTTACTTGTGTATCGTTCTTGCAATACTTGCGCATTAGACTGCGCTCAGTATCTTTTATTAACGCATTAGGCTCAATAGGCAAATCTTGCATTTTCTCTGTGTGAATACGCCCACCATAGATTTTAAGCGACGCTTGCCCAATGGGGATTTCGATAATATCAATATGTTTATTGTAGGAAGGGACTTGGAGTTTATGGTCGCGCAGTACCTGCCAAGTGGTTTTTTGTGAAGTAATGATTTCAGTGGATAGCTTGTGGAGCTTTTTACAATCCCACACATCCAATGCCGCGCATATCATGGGAATATCGTAATTAAGCCCATTGAATGATATGGTTTCGTGATTTGCAAGAAGGCGTTGTATCTTTTTGACTTGTTCTTCGTTTAGCTTTGCATCTTCACCAAACAGTTCTATTTCAAGCGTTCTTTTGGTCTTGTGATTAACGGCTAAAAATAGCCAATAGTTTTTATAACACTCAGTGTCAATAATGTAAGTATTCATAGGGGTATCCTATTTGTGAATATAAATTGTAAATTATCGGTATCGCAAAAGTATCTGTTTACATATACCGCTACGCACTACGTCATCAATATCGAAGTAACAAAATCCAACTGATTCCAAGTCTTTTAAACGCATTACCGCATCTTCTAAACCGGAGAATCCTTGAATGTCTTTTTGCCCTCTGTAGTCGCCATCAACAATAACTTTGATGTTACCTTCGTCGCCAATTCGTGTTAAGAACATCTCCATTTGCTTTGGCGTAGTATTTTGCGCTTCATCAAGTAGCACTACGGCATCATTGAATGTTGTACCGCGCAAATAGGCTAAAGGCTTGAATTCTATAATCTTTTTGCTTAGATAATACTCAGTGCTAGTTTTGCCTAATCGCTTATTGAGTATCTCAATCATTGGAAGCATCCACGGTTCAGTCTTGTCGCTAAGTTCCCCTTTGAGGTAGCCTAAACTTTCACCTGCTTCAACCAATGGGCGTGAAATGATTATCTTGCTGACGTTCTTTAACTGGAGCTGTTGCGCTGCGTAACTAAGTGCCAAGTAGGATTTACCTGTACCCGCGCACCCAATGCCAAAAGTGATAATGTTAGCGTAAATACTATTAAGGTATTGCTGTTGCGCTTTGTTCATTGCGACAGGTGCTTTGATAGTATAACTGTTTTCGCTGTTATCGCTTAGTTGATAAGTTTCTACTTTCTCAAACTTCTTAGCGCGTTTGTTTTTTCTCGTTAACTTCTTTTCGAATTCCATGTGTGTCCTTATTGCGAATATAAAAAAACCGACAAGTTGATAACAAAATGTCGGCAGAGGAGAGTTGGAGCTTGAGGTTTTAAAAGTAAGTTTGCTTGATTATTTCACAGTTAAAATGTAAAGCCACTACTCATACCTTTTTTGGGTCTATGAGGACACCCGCAAACTTACTTTTAAAAACCCAATTGGGCGACACACATATTGGCGTATGTGTGTCTAGGATTTAATGCAACACACTATACACTCGAAATATAGTGATAAGCAGGCATCGCGCTAGGTAATTGACTGCTCTCCGCCTAACGCGATTGGAAATAAGGTAAAACATGAAACGATAGTGTCATAGGTCACTATCACTAAAAGCACTGTTTACTACCCCACTACAATCAGTTCTAATCTTCCCTATGTAGTTAGTGAATTACCGTTACCGGTAATCTCAACCCGAATCGAGCGCGTAGCTAGTGCGCTTTACCGATATTAAAGGCTGCAAGGTTGCGAATTGCGGTACGCTACAAGCAATGCTTTTAGTGATAGTTGCCGGTGCTGATCTCCGGCTTACGGTAGCCTTCTACTCTATTATTCCGCTTTACGACAGATACCTTGCTCTCAGTACAAGTTGCCCTCTAACGTATCAGCCTACGCATTAACTATCAATAAAACGCCCGTTACTTCTTCCAAACAATTACACATCGATTTGCAATTGTCGGCTTTACTGAGCTTCCCCCGCTTACGCGCTTTATACAATAACCACTAAGCGCTTAGAGTTATAGTAAGGTCTCCACGATCTTTCAAGGCGTTTTATTGATAGTGCCGTCTTTCCGGCTGTCAATTAACTTTTACGATGTTAATCCAATCGTCTTTTCACACTTCTGAGGACACAGAGTTAAAAATCATCTTCTTCTGATTCGTCGTCAAATAAATCAGCGCTTGCGACTTTAGCATCAGAGAACGGATCGCCATCTCTCTTGAATTGAACACCAAGGAGATTGCATAGTATTTGGTTACCGCCTCTTTTATGACTTGAATACCAGAAGTCAAAAATGGCGTTTACATAGCACCCAGCATACACCTTATTATCTTCTTCTGTAATTGGTGAGCGGTCTTTATCGAATACTGGAATGCGTTTATTTGATGTGCCTTTAAGCGACATCATGTCATCATACCCTTCAATGCCTTTTTTATCCCCATCTTGGAAACAAGTGATAACCAAGTTTTTTGGCGCACCGTTGGGGAATGTTTGCGCAATGAATTTATCAATTGCGGCTTGAGTAATTTTATGGTTTTTGCTGTTTTTCTCCATCAAGAAATTTGCTTCGAATTTGGTTTCAACATTATCGAAAACCGCTTTACGAAACAAAGATGGAAAACTTAAACGAACATCACCTAATTTAATTTGTGTATCTGACATTTTGACCTTCCTGCCTTATGGCTATATGGGATTATGGGTATATGGAATTTAGGTGAGGATGGGTTATTGATAAATTGCCAATTATTAAAAAGGAATTTCCCATCCTCGTTTTCAACTTAACCGGAGAGATAAGTTGAGTTAAGTTTAGATTGATTTAGTGCATCTGTCAATCGTCAAATTCAGAAAAATCATTTGCAGAAACTGACAACGATTTTCTCGGATCACTTTCCGGAGCAACAGTTGGTTTACCTGCTTTTTTAACTATCAGATTTTCAAACTGTTTTATATTTTTCTTGCCTACCAACTTCTCGAATTTAGCCACAGAGATGAAACTACGCTCGAACAATTCTTCCTCAGTGTGGGAGTCAGAGAGTGCGGCAACGGCTTCTTCTTCACTACCCCAATCGCGTGAACTGCGACCTTCAACAAGTTTGTAGCCGGTAAACCCATCGCCCGATTCTAAGCGTTCTCTAACGTGTTCTTCAATGGCACTCAGCCAAGATTTAATCAGTGTCGCGCTACTCAGTGCAAGGTTAAGCTCTGCGTCGGATAACCTGTTTACACTTGTCAACTCGTCGAAAAAACCAAACTCGTTTTGAATGGCATTTTCTGTGTAGCGCATAAGCTCTGGGCATCGTGCTTTGTGTTTACACCATTGACATTGCTTCTCACCAGCAGTCAGTGGGGCGTTTTCCTGCATAGCCAGTTGCGCTCGCTCTTTTACCCACTCGCCAAATGCAAGTAACTCGTCGATACTTATTGTCAATTCATCAATATGGTCTAGTCGCGGTTGGTAGATAATCATTGTGATGGTCTTGATATCTTCGAGCATACCAAACTCGCTATAGACTCCTAGCGCGTAGATTTTGGTTTGCGTAGTATCAGCATAGACTTTCACGCCTTTGCCGTACTTCAAGTCAATAATCGTTACGTTATCGTCATTGAGGATGATGCAATCGGCTGTACCAAAACCGTCTTGTGCGTACTCGCTGTAGTCGAGTTTCTGCTCATAGATTTTATATCCTTTGTGTTCGGCAATGAAGTCCATATAATCATTTACATAGTGGCACATGGCTTTATCTACTGTTATCCAGTTGGTTTCGGGCAATTGCTTACCTTCAAAATCAAACGGATTGAGATCGCCTTTCAAGCATATCTCTGCAAGTTCATGCGCTGCCGTGCCTTCGTCCGCAAATGCGCTACGGGATTCTTTGTAAGGCTTTTGCGCTGCGACGCTACCGGAGCAATAAAGCCAAGTTGCGCTACCACTAGCGCTCAGTAAAGAGTGTTTAGGCGCTTCTTCATTAGACATTGAAGCTCTCCAAGAAGTTATAGAAATCAGCGTAGTGTTTAGGCGCAAGAGTCATTGTGCTAGATGCGTCGAGTTCAGTTAACTTATCTATAATTTGCTCTTTTGAAATAGCCTTGCGTTGACGCAGTTCAAGCGCCATTTCTTTTAATAGTTTTGATGTTAAAAGAAGTTCTGGTTCTTCAGCAGGTTCTTCAGCGAGTTCTTCTACTTCTACTTCTACTTCTACTTCTACAGGCTTTTCTTTTTTCTTTACTGCTTTAGGTTTTACTTGCTCGGTTACTTGCTCGGTTACTTGCTCAATAACTGGTTTCTTAGCGCTAGATGATACTGCCCTACCTTCATCCCTATCTACTTTCATCGCTTTGTTCATTGCTTCGTGATGCTCAATATCAGTGATGATTTCAACCGTTTCTTTGTTATCTTCAATAATTGCAGGCGCTAACGTTTCATCAAGCGTTTTGACAACGTCCTCAAGTCTGAATTTGAATGCAGTTGATTGCTTAGTTAGCGTTTCGTGAATGCCGTGACTGATTCCAGATTTGATAAGTTCATCCGTTTGCACTAAGCGCTCTGCCACTTCATGCAATAATTCATAGCTGAATTGCGTGTTTGTGCCATGTATTAATGAGAGTGAAATGAATTCACCAAGTTGGGTGTTTGTAAGTATTGTTAAATCATTCATTGTGTTTTTCCTCTGTTGTTGTAAAATGAGAGTCAATCTTAACTTAACTCACAAAGAGATGCAAATGGAAAATGAAGAAATTAATGGTGGTGTGTCCGTTGACGATGTGGTGGCGTGGTTTGGTGGTGAGCAGGTTGTGTTAGCAAAGAAATTAGGTGTTACTAAAGCAGCGGTGTCGTATTGGGTAACTGAAGGAAAGATACCGGCAAACAGGGCGATACAGGTTGAGCAATTAACCGATGGGGCAATTAAAGCGGTTGATTTACCAATAATTAAAAGATAACGAGGATTGTTTATGGTGGAGTCTACTAAAACGTACCGCATAAGTCGCGGGGATAAGAACAGCGCTGTCTGTCGCAATGTGGAGGTGACATGGGAGCGGATTTGTACGGTACTTGGTAAGCACAAAGTTGCAAAGACCAAGGAGCAGGAGGGGTGGTTCTGTGGCGGTGGGTTCAGTGGTGGTTATCGCAACACAGAGAACCTGCTTGGGCGTTCACTTTTAACCATTGATGTTGATGAATGCGCAATGACTAAAGGGGAGATTGAGTTCGAGCTTGAGATGACAGGCTTTGCGCTGGTTGCGTACTCAACATGGCGTAGTACAGATGACGCTAATCGTTTTCGCATAGTGTTGCCACTTTCACGGGAGGTTAGCGCGGAGGAGTATGTTGCCGTGATGCACTGGTTCGCGTCGGAGTTTGGCAGTTTTATTATTGATGACAGTGCATTTAAGCCTGCTCAGTTTATGTATATGCCAAGTGTTAGCGCTGGGTCGAGTGAATCGGCTTTCGTGATGGTGATGGAAGGCAGTGAGGTTGATGTGGATATAGCGCCTGCCTTTCCTGTTGAAAAGCTGGCACGGGGAGTTGTAAAGGAATACTTGACAACTGAATTCGATGTAGATGACGCGGATGATGACGCAGACGATATGCAGGGACTCTCGCTTGCACTCGCGCATGAGCCAATTGATGTCAGCGATGCACTGGTTGAAGCTAATCTCGATGCACTGGTTGAATCGGCAGGTGATTACTCGACGTGGATTACCGTCGGGCAGGCATTGCATCATCAATATAGAGGATCGGATGATGGGAAACTACTTTGGCTGCACTGGTCTGCTAACTCGGATAAGTTCAACGCGGCTGATATTGATAAAAAATGGCACTCGTTTAAGACTGAAAAGAAAGCACGCCCGTTGACGTTTGCCACGGTCATTAAGATGGTGAAGGATCGCGGTATTAGCGTTGGGGAGATTGTCGAGGAGCAGGTAAGAGCGTCGATAGTAACTGTCACTGGCGCTGAGGGTTTGGGCGTTGATAATGACAGAGCATACGAGGATGTGCGCAACAAACTGCGGAAATTACCGCTGAGCGCTGTGTCACTTACCAAGCGCCAGCAAATTGCACAGGACATTTATGACCGGTGGGGCAAAGGCGAAGGCATGACGAAGTCTGCCATTGTGCGTGAGCTTTGCCCACCGAAGAAAGGTGGCTTGGTTGTGGAGGAGATGCCTGCTTGGATGCGTAACTGGGTTTATGTACAACGACCAATGGAGTTTCATAACTTAAAGCACGGCTATTCTATCAAGCGCGAAGCCTTCAACGCGGAGTTTGACCGAATGGAGGAATGTGTTGCCGCTGAGCGTTCTGCGTCGTCAATGGCGCTGGTTGATTGGAAAATGGATACAGTCATCGACACGATGTACTGGGCAGATAAGAATGAGGGCGTATTTGTTAACGATAACGATGGGTTGCGATATGTAAACTCTTATAAGAAACGCGGAGTTTTGCCATGTGAAACGATGAACGCGGATGGGCTTGTAGTCGTTGATATGATGCTCAAGCACTTGGAATTTACCCTCGCTGAGCCGAAAGAGCGGGTAATATTGCTGGACTGGATGTGTCACGTTGTGCAAAACATTGGAAGCAAAGTGAATTGGGCAATTCTATTGCAGGGGACTCAAGGTGGGGGTAAGACGTACTTCACTAAGATATTGCAGGGAATACTGGGAACTAATGCGACGCAGCTCGACCCTAAGCAGTTTACGAAAGGAACGTTTTCGGGATGGGCGTATGGGTCGGTGTTGAATATCGTTGAGGAGATTCGGCTGTCTGGTGATAACCGATGGACGATTATCGACACAATGAAGCCATACATTACAAACGAGACGATACAAATTGAGGAGAAGTTTTCTAACTCTAGGACTGTTCCTAATTTCACGTCGTATTTTCTACTGACTAATTATCAAGACGCTTTGCCTATCACCAATGGCGATAGGCGGTATTGCGTTCTGTATAGCCGATGCCAGTCGGAGGAACACTTGTTTAAGTTACTTGGCGGGGAGCAACAGACTAATAAGTATTTCGAGAAGTTATTTTTAGAAACTGAGCGACGCATGGACGCACTCTGCCACTACTTTATGAATCGCAAAATTAGTCCGGACTTTTCAGCGAAAGGACGAGCGCCAAAAACATTGTCGCGTGAAAAGATGATAGGGTATTCGGTTTCACATGAATTCGATGATGTGAAGGATTTGATAGCGCATTACCATTGTGGTGTGATTAATGAAAATATCGTCGATATAACACTACTCGGTAAACTTAACTTTGAAGAATTCGATCCTGCTGTGTTGAAGTTACCAAAAACGTCAGCGCTTACTCGGATACTCTTACAGATTGGCTATGAAAAAGTACACAAGCGAATCGATGTGCCTACTGGGAATGATGGGCGGAAAAAACACACGATTTGGCGTAGAAGCACGTTAGACGAGAATGAAGTTATCAAGAAAGTTAAGGAGCATTACAAGATTTAAGATTTTAAACAGTGTCGCAGACATAAAAAGCAAAATTTTGTCTGCGACAAACTAACTATGTATTTGCTACATAGTTTTAAACTCACTATGTAGCACCCTCTAACCCTTATATTATCTACCTTTTCTACTCTCTGCGACATAGTAGACATAGTTTTGTATAATAATTGGTTAAGAGAAATAATTAATAAATTGGCTAAAAAATGAATTGATTTATAAAAATATATAAATAGAAAAAACTATGTCCAGTGTGTCGCTTTGTCGCAGACAAAAAAGCCGGCAGTTAACCGGCTAATATTTTATTCTGATTCGATACCATGGTTTCGTGGATCATATTGCCTATGTCCAGCACGACCACCACAACCTTCGCACTGAACAAAAACGTCTAAGACTTTACCATCTTCATCAACGTATGTTTTTGCACCATCCATGGGATTGAGTGGCGCTGTCATATCGCAACCGCAATCAAGGCATTTATCATAAGGCAGTGAACGATACTTTTTGAATTCCATCATTGTACGAATTGCTAAACTTACAAAAGCCGACTTTGATTTGAGTCCAGCGCTTTCAAGAAAATCAATTAAATCTCCCTGTAAACTTAGCTGGTAATGTCTGGACTTTTTACGCGGATCAATTTTAGGTCTACCGCGTGAAACTTTCAGCGCCTTTGGTACTTTTACTTTCATTGCCTTTTTAGTGAACAGCATTTTTAATCTCCCCGTATTGCGCTTCGAGTGATTTCCATGCGGTAACATATTCTTTGTATGCTTGGAACAGGTGTATCTCCTCATCGTAAAGCATTTGAAGGTATTCACTAGGTAGCGATTGGATGTACTCTTTATATGTCATCATGTTTTATTCTCCAGTTTCTTCAAAAATTCTAAACATCTCACTGATTTCTGCTTCAGTGTAACTCATAGGATTGCGAGTTTTTGGTGTAGGGTTTTTTAGTGATTCTAAATGCTTATCTAATAGCTGGTGTATGCCATTTGATATGACCGTTCTTTATCATACGTTTTATAAAAAAAATGAGCCGGTATTGTGGCGGGATGTATTTTTTCTTTAAATTCTTCAAATGTTAATAACATGGCTTACTCTCCCCAAATGATAATTAGTTCAGCTACAAAAATTACAGTAAAAATTGTTGTCAAAATTGATCCAACTACTACGTCGTAAAATGTATTCATTTTTATATCTCCGGTTTAATTAGTGCAATAGCGCACTGCATAGCGCCCTATTATAAAGGCGCTACACGCTGAACTATTCCCAGTCGCTGTAATCCTCTAAAATATCCACTACACGCCCGCTAACGTCGATTAATGCGCTGTTAGAATCATAGATTTGAGCGTGGATCATGTCGCCTATGTCCTTGCGTTTTTCACTACGAATCACGCTATCGTTATCAAGTAAATAAGTAATCATTTCTATATCTCCGGTTAAATGTAATCTAGTTCTTTGGCTATACGACGCAATGCCGTTTCGATATGATTATCATCGAGATACTGATAAAGAAAATCAGTGGCGGTAAAATGTAACTTAGCTGCTTTAAACAATCCCCATATGAAAAATTTTTCTTTATTCTTTCCAAGATCGTTTGCTTTGAATGCTAACATCTCATCCCTTGGTAATGCTCTGATAGCATCCTTCATCATGTTGTAATGCACCTGTTTCATTTTCATGATTGCAATCTCCCTGCTTTGTATTCTCTAATAAACTTTTTAGCAATGTTTTTTGACTTGGTTAATACTACTAAGCCGCACGGAAAACAAACTGACATGATAGACTCCCCATTGTAGACAGCGCCACAAATATACTCGCCTTTATAGAATACACTCCAAGATGAATGTATCACTGTTGTTTGACGACGTGCCGCAAGTGTAGATTGATACGTTTTATTTAATTTCATGATTGTTCTCCGGTTACTTTGCAATTTCGTTAATGAATACAATATCGTTGTGGCTATAGCACAATCTGCAATCATTGCATTTTTGACTGCAATTGATATCGACGTTAGCGCTTAAATCACTTTTTTTGTGTGCTGTGAATACTTTGTCGTAACCGGCAGGCAATCTGTCAATTTTGTTCATTTTTGTACTACTATGAATTAGTATCACGTTAGCTGGTTTGCTAACCATGTCTAACACTCTTTTAATTATGTCTTTGCGCTTAGTCCAGAAGCCGAACGTGGTTTCGGGGTTTTTACGCGCAAGATTGAAATAGTTTAAAACGTGTATTTCGTTGTGTACTTCGCCAAATGAATCAAAGCGAGCGATTGCAAAGTTTAGACGAGGGAGTTCAACATCGAGCAAAATGCGTTTATATAAATCAGCATTGCGCTCTAATGCCGATATTAATTTTGGATAACGCTTTTCAGTGTTAATTGAATAACATCTGGTGCAAACCACTGTTTTGTCTGCTGATCCATTCATTTTGATGCAGAATGGATTTGAGCTTGCTGGGGTATTGAAAGATGGGATGTTCTCCATCTTTGCAGTTCCCATTGTCATGTGAAGTTTAAACATTACCGTCGCTCCATACTTTTAAAGCCGCGATTACATCAGCACAAGGCGTTCTGCCTGCGTGATTTCCATCTACAAAAAATGTAGTATGGAAAATGGTATCGGCTCTTTGCCAATCCATATCATCTACGATATGGAAGAAGTCAAAATCACCATCTAAAATTATTAAGCCAATCATTTTATATCTCCGGTTATTAGTTTAAAAATCGTAAGGCGCTCAGCTCTGGGCTGGACTATAGAATATTTCATCTAATTTTATTAATCAACAATATTATTTTAGTTAATTACCTTTAATAATATTCTTTAGCGTAAAATTAATTGCCAATTTGGCTAAAATGTTGATTTAATTGAGGAAAACGGAACGATAGCGATTCGCTATTATCCTTTCAGCCTCTCCGCAACACTTGCCGGCAGCCTTCATTCCTAGCATCCTCTGCGGCTATAAATAGCAGGCACAAAAAAGCCTTACAGGTTTTAAATCCTGTAAGGCTTCTCAACTTAAAACAAATAAAATATTTTACCTGCTAATAGTAATTAGCATTTTTTACCACCACCGCCTTTACCGCCTTTACCTTTTTTCATAGCCATCTGGATCACCTCCTTTTTATGTGACTAGTTCTATTATAGTATTGATATGATACAATCGCGCAAAATCTTTATCACTTCATCGTCGTGAGGACGTTATGACAATCAAGCAAATAAACTTTGTGGCGGGAGAATCATTTTCTCGTCGACAAATGGATCAAATGGGTATGCCAATCGGCAATCCACACAAACCGCCTTTTAAACAAAAAGAAATGCCATTTTTCATTGCTCCAGCAGTTGCGGCAGCAAGCGTAGCAATCGGCGCAGCGGCAACAGTTGGATCAATGGCGGCAATTGGTACAGCGGTTTTAGCTACTGTCGGGGCGATTGGCACAATCGCAGCAGTGGCAGGTACGGCAATGAGCGTCGTCGGCATGGTTACAGGCGATAAAGGCTTGATGAAAATTGGTGCAATCGTAGGGTTAGCAGGTGGCGTCGCTTCTCTTGCATCCGGTGCAGTGGCATCACTCGCTGCAGGTGGGGAGTTTGCTATGGGCACGGCAGGTATTCAATCAGCTAATGCGGCTAACGCAGCAAGCGCAGCCGCTCAAACTTCAGTAGCATTAGGGCAAGCAGGCACAGCGGCAAGTAACTTAGCGGCAGTTACTCCCCAAGGATTAGTTAACGCAGCGCCTTTAACTAATCAAACTACAATGGGACTAAGTGGCGCGGCATCTAATAGCCTATCGGCAGTCACTCCACAATCGATAACCATGGCAGGGCAAGGTGGTACAGGATTGATGGGACAAGTAGGAAGTGGCTTAAATGCAGCAGGCGGCAATGCTTTAAATGCAATCGGTGCAAGCTCGGCAAGCAATTTAGCAGGTACGGCAGCGGCATCTAGTGGCGGCTTTATAGATAAGCTGCTAGGTAGCATGACCGAAAAAGATTATGTAATCACAGGCTTTAGCGCGTTAACAGGCGGGGCAAAGATGATGCAAGCCAATCAAGCAAGCGCCAATCAGCAAAAACAGTATGAATACGGACAAGCAGTACGCAATCAACGTATTGCTAATCTAAACAGTGTACCGACTCTACGCAATACACTTGATGCTAATGCCGGCTTAAATGCTAACGCAGGACTATAGACAATGAAAAATAAAACAGATACTCCAGCAGGCAAAAGCTCAACAGGTGGTATGACTAATCAAATGCTGATTGATATCCAGCGCAATATTGAAGCAAAAGTATCACCAGAGAATAAGCAGCGCTACAACAAAACGGTTCTAGCTGCTGAAACTCTAATGTTTGATCCTAAAACCCACCAGAACATGGAACTAGTCAAGAATCCAGACAGCCAACAGAACCT